ACTTTCAAAGTTGATTGCAGTTCCATTTATATCTAAAGTGGTTGTGTCTATGTCAATTAATCCGGCAGTTAATTCAATTTCTGTGTCTGAAACCAAATCTAAAACACCATCTGCCGATTGATGGATATATGTTCCAGTATCGCCAAATTGCAATTGGTTTGTTGAACTTATTATCGTATTTGCCGAAAAGGTTTTAGATCCGCTAAAAGTTTGTGTGCCAGAAAGATGAGCAGTATCAGAGTCTAAATACGCCGATGCAATTACATCGCCCGTCCAAGTAGCATTAGTTATTGAACCAGATATATCAACATCGCCATCAATATCAACATCATCAAAATTGCTTGTTCCATTGACATCAATGTCGCCTTCAATATCAACACTATCCGCCACAACTAAATTTCCATCAGCAATATCTAATGCTGTTTGACCATTTGTTCCTGTTATAGTTAGCTTTTCTTCGCTTGCATCCCATACTAAACTATCACCAGATGTAGAGCTATAAAAAGTCACATCATAACCAGACCCATTAGTCCCAACTGTAAATGTGCCGTCTAATTGCATATTTCCATCCACATCTACAGAATCAAGATTTGTTGTGCCATCCACATCTAAATCATCTGATATTGTTACATTACCATCTGCAACAGCCAACGCCACCTGACCATTTGTTCCGGTAATAGTAAGCTTTTCCTCAGATGAATCCCATGAAAAAGAATCCCCGGCAGTTGCGCTATAAAAAACAACATCCGACCCAGAACCATCCGTTCCAACAGTAAATGTTCCCTTAACAGTAACGCCGGCGGTGCTTGTATTGACAATTAGAACATCGCCACCATCGCTATTTGCCCTCACTAAAAAAGCTTCTGCGCCGGTTGCGTCAATAATCGTGCTATTTGAGACAACGGATGTTAAGTTTATACTTACATCTCCACCGACGCCTAAAGTGCCTGTGACAACTAAATCTCCGTCAACAGTTCCGCCTGTTGATAAATTTTGAGCAACCGATTTACCTAATGATGTTTCTATCATACTTCAACAATCCTTACAGCCCCGGCAGACCCTTTTCCCAAGTGATTAAAGAACAAAGTATCTCCAATCCCCCTTGGACAAGTTAAAAAAACCAATGTGCCGGCAGGCAAAATCATATCATTTGCGGTTGTGATGTCTGTTTGCGACGCTGAAAAATTAAAATACAATTCAACGGCACTATAAACACCGATTTGAGCTGTGTTTTCATCAACGCTAAAATGTATCGTATTCCCGGAAGCAGTACCGCCATGAGTCGCAACGGAAGCAACAGTCCATGTACCGCCGACACTAATATTTACAGCTTCCTGAACGCTCCTTTTGTGTATATCAGCCACAATATCCCCCTAAATTTTTATTTAATAATCAATTCCAAAAACAAGTTCAATATCTCCAACGCTAAATGAGGGCGTTGTATTTCCGGGATCATCCTCACTTTGAACTTTACCGGCAACATACACACTTGTTGAACCTGATTCCGCTTGCAACATCAAAGGCAATTGCGGATATGTTTTTGTTGCGCTTGTAAAAGCCTTATAACCTTGCATTACAGTATAAACCCTACCACCGCCGGGATTCTGTTGCAGATTATCCCCATCTATATATATACAACCTAAATTTTTTGCATTTGCGAAATCACTATCCGACATATTCCAAGCCGAATTGACTGTTCCGGCACTTTGGTTGACTTGAAAAAAATACAATGCACAATCAAACAAGCTTGAAGACTTAGAATTTATAGTTATATTTATTAATTTAGATGCTCCGCCAACATAGCCGACGGCTTCAGGAATTTCGGTTGTTGAAAATAATACATCGTTGTTTGAATACTGAACTCCAGTAATTGTTGGAGTTACCCTAATTACAGCTCTTCTTGATGTAATGTTTGACGCCTCTTGAGCAGAGTGCCTATGTAAGTCTATTGCCATTTTATCACCTTATTTTTAGGTCGCCATTAAAGGACTTAGCTTGTCCGTGAATAGGCTGTTAAAAGTATTATAATCGTGCTAAAAGTTCTTTTTTACTATCTCCACGCTCATAATCAACACCATTGTCACTAAGCCACTCCCTAATATCATTTATTTTCCATTTAGAATTTGGCTTTGTTTTTTTTGGTGCTTTTATTTCAACCGCTCCATTTGCAAGCAAATCCTCACAAGTTGATTTTCCGCTACTCGTGGAATCATCAATTGTAAAAGATTCATCTTCATTGCGCCATTTAAAAGTTCTCATAATTATCCTAATTAAAAACCAAGGCTGTGTTTAAACAGCCTTGGTTGTTTATCTATTTACTTAGCTGGCATTAGTAAACTTATATCCTCTGATGTTATCAGAGTCATCAAGTTTTTTGACGCCATATAACGTATGAGCGACCACCTTTGTGCCTAAGACGTCAATATCAAACTGTTGTTTAACATCAATATCTCTTTGAACTGCTATAGCACACGCTGAGCGATGATAAATGACACCACTTACGTTTGTACCGCCGGCAGATAAAGAGTTAGACATCAAAACGGGCATCCCCATTAATGTTCCCATAACGCCTGTTAATGCAGGGCTGTCCCCAGAATTAAAACCGCTAATGTCCGCACGGACAAAACTCGCACCAAATGTGCCTGCCGGATTTACCATATCAGCGTACAATGTCGGATTAACAACAAAGAAAACATCTCCAGATGTATAATCAATGTCATTTTCCCCAAGATTGGCGATCGCTGTTTCAAATTCGGAAGCCGTAATTTGATCGTCTGTCGTGAGGGTTGCTCCTTGGTTTACAGTAATCAATTCAGATGCAATATCACTGTCAATTTGCTTAGCCAACGCATAGCCCATAGCCTTTGCGTATGATGATATTAAATCAAAATTTGACTGAACAAGCAAGACGTCTGTAAAGAGCTTAGCTGAATAATAATTCTTATTTATCGTCAACTGAGTTTCTGTTTCAGCAGGTGCGACATAAGACACCTGTGCGCCGTCTGTTAAGCTTGATGCAGTCATTTTTGCAATTTCAGGTATATGGATAATTTTTCCAGATCCCTGTACTAATGAAGAATAATCTTCAATCGTATTTTTAAAAACCAGTTTTTCCTCAAAATATTTGTAGCATCGTTATAGTGAGCTTTTTATCTCACATCTCCGCTTTTAAACGGAGTATCGGCATATCTTTTCTACTCAGTAAGTAGTTGCGGACTCTTGGGCGAATTATATCTTTTCATCGCCTATGCTCTGCCCCTGACTGCGCTTTGCACAGCCTTCGGTTCGGGTTGCCTTATGCTTTCGCACTTAGGTTTCCTGCTTAATTCCGCAATAGTAATAATCATAGTTACCTACGAAAACGACCTATTTGATCAAATCTCCCCATATTTCAGGGATAAAATATTGAGTTACACCAGTATCAAAAATAGTTCCTGATGGTGTTGCCATATTAATTTGCCTTTACTTTTGTAGTGGAACTTTTTTCGTACTGCTTTAACAAATCAGTGTAATTGCTTTGCTTATCTTTTCTTGGCAATTTATTAAAATCATCAAGAGTGTAAGTTTTAGCATTACGCCCCTGCACAACTTCTGTTGGGTTAGAGACCTCTGATTTATTTTGCTTATTTACAAAATGTTCCAATTGTTGAATGTTCATATTTTCATAAAGAGGTCTTTCATCTTCGGGTATGCTTTCAAGATAAGTTGCTTTTTTCTTAGCCTCTGCCTTGTCAATAGCCGTCAATCTTGATTCCATCGCTTTGTTCTTTTCGCTTAATTCAGCAATCAAGTCATCTTTTTTGCCTTCAGCAATCAATTTTGACTGCCGTGCTTCTTCAGACGCCAATGAAAGTTTTTCGTTTTTACCTTCAGCTTCTTGCGCTCTTGATCTTAAACTTTGCGAGTATTTTTTTTCCTTGTGATATAAAGCCTCATAATCTACATCCCCGGCTGGCGTTGTAGTTTGAGCGTCCTGCTCATTAACACTTTGTGTTGTTTCTTCGTTCATCTGAACTAATCCTTTTTTTAACTACTATAATATACCCTTAAAAATATTTTTAAGGGAAACTTTTTTTTCTTGCACTATATTTATACAAGTGTTATATTTGTTATAGATATGATGATCAATAATAAACAATTTAAAAACAAGGAGTCAAAAATGATCGAAACAAAAAACAAAGTTATATGCGAAAAAAATGCTGAAATTTATGGAATAAGAAATGGCGATTGGGTAAATGTAGCAGTTTTCGACTTGGTTAAAAAAGATATGAAAGCTCAAGGCGTACCAGACATTGATTATACCGACAGAGCAGTTTTTAGAGATGGCGTGATGGTAACAACTATGTTGAGTAAAGAACCAGAAAAAGAATACGAAATTGATGATATTGATCCAGATGTTGTAAATTGGGCAAAGGAGATTACGGCAAGGATAATGGGAGACGAATAAAATGAATTACAATCAAGCAAAAAAACAAGGTAATAGAATAGATTATGTTTATGACTTAGCAAAAACTGATAAGGGAATGACAGCTAAAGATACTGTAAGATTTCACTTATTTAACCCAAATGGTAATTATGCTTTATGTATCGAATGGGGTAGCAAGGCTTATGATGAAGGAAATTTTTTGTTTGGAATAGATGCTGGATCATATGAATATAAAGAATTAAGTGAACTTACAAAATTAGATAAACCAAGATGGTGGAATGTAAGGTATTATGTTGATAACTTATATAAAGAGGCTGTTTTTTGGGCGGAAAAAGTTAAAGAAGTTGAAAATAGAACTGATGAAGAAAAAAAATATGTAAGCAATTTATTGGGAGCATAAGAGGTAAGTAAGGATATAAGGATTAAAAAAATGTATGACATAACAAATATAGAAATATATTACTAAAAATTAGTAAATTCTAACGAACCAAGGAGGGATTATGTCTATAAAAGACATTGTAGATACTTGGGACATAGAGGAACAGTTGATTGACGACTTTCTTATCCAATTAAAGAATATTCAATCAGGCTTTTCATGCACTCTATGCAAGCACTTGCATGATGATAAGATATCATGCGAGGCTTTTCCTGATGCTATACCAAACGAAATACATAGTAGCGTCGTGGATCATCGTAAGCCATTTCCCAATGATGGTGGCATTATGTTTGATCCTATTGACGAAGTTAAGAAGACCCGTCTATAAATAAAGCCGGAGTTTTAAATGGCACATTTGTATTGTACTGAGTCCATGTGTCAACAATGTTTTTTAACTGATTAAATGTTGCTATGTTTTGATTGCCATGTGTTGCAATATAAATAGGATCAACAAATCTCCCAGAATTTCCAAAAAATCTTGCGATTGCTCTTTCCATTGCTTGCTCAATGGGTAAATCCGCAAAAGCAGAAGTTACTTTATAGCCTGCGCTTTTATATGCTTCTATTGCTTTAATAAACTTCCCTGTGCTTTTCATTGTTGCATCATAAAGTATATGCCTATTTTGCTCCATCGCAAGTTTTCTAATTTGATTTACAATTTGTTTTGACTCAACATGATATAAACCAGCTCTCCATCTTAAATCTACTCCATCAGCCTTTGCTAATAATTCTTTTATTCTATCAGAATCAAGATGCACAAATTTTTCTTTCCAACCCGGAAAAGCTTGATTTAACATTGTGGATTTTCCAGAACCCGGATATCCTCCTGTTGTTAACAATTCTTGTTTGCCTTTTTTAGCTATTTTTCCACCACTAACTATTTTATTTACTATTTCATCATGTACTTTTTTTCTGGCTTTTGTTAATTGCCCATTTACAGTATGAGCGTCAATAGATTGCTTTGAAACGCTTAATTTCTGCCTTGCTTGGTTGCTTCTTCTTATTATTTCCTCCCTTGACAATGGCGCAAATTTCCCACCAACTCTTTTTTTCATTTGCATAGCTGTTGAGCTATCTAATTTCATAAATTTTTTATAAGCAATCTTATGACTATCGCTTACTTTATAAGCTTTCATATAAAAAGATTCTAATCTTTGAGTTGATTGAACCAAATCGGCACGCCGTTTTTCTGCTTCTATTGTAGGCGAAATTTTACCACTGGGATCAAGTATGCAATAACAATGACCACGACATACAGACCATCCGGATCCCGGCATACCTTGTGACTCCCACTCTTTTAATGTCTGCCTACCGCCTCCCCTTGGGCTACAATCTTGACATATTTTATGACCTGCAACAGTTACCCATGTAAATAAAGTTTCGTCATTTGCATCATAAGCCTCAAATGAGCCTGCTCTGCCACTTTGATTTATTCCTTCCACAAGTGAGCTTTTTATTGAATTTCTAATTTCCCCAAATATAAGACCTCCGCTTGCCATGTCACTTGCAAGCCCTGCCGTAATTGCTGTTGATGCAATGCCTGCACTTCTTTGTGTTTCTATTGCTTTTTTTATTCTTGTGTCAAATATATTTGCATCATAAATCATTTTATTCATTGTCCCATCTAATAATTCTTTAGCTTCGGGAGGTAAAACGGACAACGCTTTTAATACATCATTAAAATCATCTCCGAATAAAGCTATTAATTCTTTTTCTGTAGCCATTATTTTTTTAAAGATTGATTAATTTTAAATAAAGTCATTTTTACAAAAGTTTTATATTGTTTGCCATCGGTTTTCATATCTTTGGTAATTCCAAACCATTCTCTTTTTGGAACTTTTTTATTTTTGATCATAGAATTTTCGTCCGTAACAAAACCTTTGTTGTGATAGACGCCGTGCTTTGTTAGCATTAAAATCTTAGATGTTAAGTTGTTTTGTTTTGCAAAAATTATTTTTGTAGCTCTTAAAGACTTTTTATTTGAAAAATCTTGACCAGAAACCCCAATTGAACCAGTTTTCATTGTTGTTAATGGCGTAAATCCATGACCCCTTTTGTTTCTTATTTGTAGGGTAGATTTTTTTAATTTTGCAAATTTCGCACCTTTAATATCAGTCTGGGTGTCTATCCCTCTTTGAATTGACTCATTTTGATAACGAGCCATGTCATCTAATGTCACTTTTATAATTCCTGTAATTAGATTTTTTGCTTTTTTAAAACTGTAATTTCTTTTTGATTTCATTTAATGGCTTTTTTTTGAAAAAATGTTTTTTTCTTTTCGCCATGATATGTGTAGGCATGACCTTCATCAATTAAAGTCTGGTTTACTGTTCTTGTATGACCTTCAACATATAATTCGCCTAATACACGCCCATATTTGCCGATTCCCCGTGATTTTAATAAAAACTCGCCATCTAATTCGCTTAAAAGTTCTTTTGTCCTTTGTTTGGCTTTTAAGCCTTTTTTCTTTTCTTCTTTGTTTCTTGTCCGTGATTCCCAAGCATCCATTCCATAAAACCTAATCCTTTTTTTAATCCATACAGTCATACCTAAATCAATTAAGGCGTCAACTGTGTCCCCATCTACAACCCTAATTAATTTTGCTTTATATTCATACATCGTTTAAACACTTTAATTTCTGCCGTTTATCCGACTTACAGAACCTTTGACTTCCGCAATATCTTGACTCAGCTCATTTAATTCCTTAACCACCGCCTCTCTATGAGATTGCGATGTTCGGTCTGTTAAATTAAATCTATCTACAATTTTTATTGAAATGCTTTGAGTGTTGCTCATCTCCGTGCTTAGCTTTGTTAAGTCTTGTTTTATACTTTCAAGATCTTCTGTCTGTGCATTTTGCGACTTAATAAGATTTAAAATCATATATCCAAACAACACCGCAACAATTCCGGCAAAACCAAGTTCCATGTAGGTGTTTGCAAACTCTTCCATAATATTACCTTTTTTTCTTTTTGCCCCAGTTAAGCGGATTTATTGACACACTGCCAATTTTCACTAATTCGCTTTCATACCATTTCAGAGTTTCTTCCATTTTTATGTATCTTGTCTTTTCTTCCTCAATATGTTTTGCAACAAGTTCCGCTATTTCTTTATTTGCTAATTCTAAATTTTTTTCTAATGTTGAAATTCTTGTTTCAATTTGAAACCATCCATAAATCAAAGCACATAAAGCAAAAATTGCTTGAATAAGCCATTTAATATTTAAGCTAATAATTGCATTATCATCTAAGATAGCAGTTCGAAACGATCGAGCCGTTTTTGGCTTTGTCATTTATTTTTTTTTCCAAATTTAAAACCTTCTTTGTACGCTTTAATAAATTTTGGCACATTCCGTGCAAATTCAAGTTCGATATAATCCAGCGCATATCTACGAGGGTCTTTTATGACTTCGTTAATATTTACTTGAGGTATATCAACATTAATGTCGTTAAGACGTTGGAGTTTGGTTAAGTAGTCTATTAAAAACTGATCGTTCTTGCTCTTGCTGTTCTTGTCCTTCGCCATTTATTTCCTTGTTTTCATTAATTATTTTTTCCGCCTCTGCTTCTGTTAATTCTTTATTATATTTTAACAATAAATCTTTTTGGGTAGTCAAATTGTTTTGCAACATAAATGTATCTGTTGCAATTTGGTCTTGAGCTGACATTGGATATTCAGGCTCGTGAAATTTTATATTAAACTCTTCAGGTAAATTTATATTATTTGACTGAGCAATTTTTCTTTCAACGTCATAAAATTCTCTTTCATATAATTCCCAAAGTTCAATATCATCTTGATAATCTTCGAACCTTTCCAAATCTTTAATTTTTAAAGCAATGCCACTGCTTTGCCTATCTGATTTGCCATCTTCTGCAAATGTAATCCATAAATGATTATTTTGAGCCGTTAAATCTAAAATTGATTTTACAAGTTGAATTGCATCTTTAACATTTGCTTGAGGGCTTTTTATGTCCAATGTTGATTCTGGCGGAATAATCATTATTTCACTACTACCGGCTCGCATAATTTTTTCTTCTTCATATAAGCCCTCAATTACATACTGACCAAACATTTGGAATCGCATTCCAAGTGACGCCTCAGTAAGTAAAATATTTATCGCTTCGTTTGCGCTTATTATATCATAAGCCCCGGCAACAAAAAATTCGTTTAAATGGTGTTCCCTGTGTGTAAATACAAAAGGTATTATTCCATAATTGTGCATTTGTTCGTGAATAATTGCGCCATCTTCATTGTAAACAATATAACAATCTTGATCCCAATAAGCGTATTGCAATGCTTCAACATCGCTTGCATCGTGTACATTTTGAACAAGCGGATAAGTGATTGCATAAGGTGTAAATGGATCTTCTGCAAAAAAAGCATCAAAATGGTAAACCGGATTATAATTAAACTCAGGTTTGTCGCCTTGTTTAAACACCACTTGCGTTGCAACTGTACCAATAAGACGAGTCATTTTTTCGATGTGTTTAAACTTAAAAGCTTTTTTATGAGTCATTGAAGTGTATTGATCGTTTACATTTCTTGTCGCTCCCAAAGTATAAATTCGACTCATCCTGTCTATCATGCGCCTTGTAACATTAAACTCACTAACAGGCACTTCTTTAAAAGCGTCGGCGGTAAAACGATCTTCAATGTATTGCGAAGTGTTATCCCCTGCGTAATAGTCCAGAAGTTTATAAATAGCTTCTCGCCTATTTCTTGCATATAATTTTTTTTGTTCTTTTAGAGCTTCGTGGATTAATAAAGTTGCTTGTTCTATCATCTATTACTTACCTTGTATTTTGAATTACGAATAGGATGCAAACCAATAATTCCATATCTAATGCAATCCATGCCATGATCATTTATCCCATTTCTTAATGGTTCATTTTTTAAATTAGACCCTTCTTTATGTTCCGGGTATCTATAACTTTCAAAATCTTCGATTATGCCTTTGCATTTTTTATCTATATGCAATCTAATATCGCCATCTGCCGACCTAATAAAGCCCCTTACATGGCTTATACCCGATTGGATACTGCGACTAACTTTATCCCTTCGGCATATTACCGGCTGACCAATTATTTGCCTAAAAATATCCGCTTCGCCCATACCGACAGATGACTGCATTTGATAGCCGGCAGGATCGCCAAAAATTCTGTGAAGCCGATAGTTTTTTGCTTGTATTGCATAACAAAGTTCTGAGATTTTTAAATTCTTTTCATGGATAATTTCATCTATTATAAAAATATGATCTTTTCCTTTTTCGCCTACTTTTACATTTTGGAAAAACAAACACGCCGGCATTCTATATCCAAAATCTACACATAAATATACGGGCAACATGGGATTATATGAATAATGACCCACATGGGTTCTTCTACTAAAATCATCATAAACACGACCACTTAAAGCAGTAAATTCCGCACCAAATTCTTGATCGTAAACTTCTTTAGTCATCGTTTCTCTTGCTTCTTTTAAATCAAAATCATTTTCGCCTTCCGGAAATGAAAATTCGTTTTCCCAAGATGGGCTGTTAAAAGCGACCCAAGACTCGGATCGTTGAGCGTGCAAAAAATATTCATAGAATCCATCATAGCCCTCCGGAGTTGAAATCATTATGCAACGCCCTTTTGTATCCGATAAAGTTGGGCGCAAATACATTTCAAACATTTTTTTCAAATTCATTTTGCTCGCTTCATCAATAATAACAAGATCATTCCCTGCTCCAATGCAACTTTCGGGATGTTCGGCGGACTTGCCTTCAATAATTGACCCCCATTCAAATTCAATATATTGATCATTTAAAGATTTTCGCCTTGTTGGTAATTTGTGTTTTATAATTAAATCTTCGTACACGATTCTGAAAATTCTTTCGGAAGTTGAATATGTAGGTGCAACAATCCAGATGTTTTTGTCTTTTTGAGTTACCAACGCTTCCGCTTCCCGTGCCGACATTAAAGATTTTCCCCATCTTCGACCACAACAGGCGACAATAAATCTTTTTTTAGGGTCAATATTGTGGATTCTTTGTTGACCTTTGTGTGGTTTGTATTCTAAAAAATCAAACCATTTTTGTTTATAGTTTAAATATTGATCCATTTTTAGGTTAATTAATTTAGCTTTAAAAATATTTTTAAACTTAATTGATTTTTTTTATTGCATCGTATTGATATACTTGTTATATTTGTTATAGATATGATAAACAATAAACAAAAAAACACAAAAATGAAATTTAAAAAAGATAAAAAATACTCTTTTATAAGTTATAGTGAGCCTTTTAACGCTGAATATCCTTATGATATTAATGATGTTCAAGATACTAATATGATTAAAGAAGTTTTAAGATGGGAAATTGAAAGTTTCAGGGGCTTTAGTGCTTATGATTCGCCAAAACATGAAGATAAAAATGGTCGTTACGTTAAAACAAATTACATTCTTAGGATTATGTATGAAACGCAAATGGAAGGGTATGAGACAAGTTGCGGAAAAGTAGAACCATATAAAACATGGCTTACATTTAGAAGCAATAACCCTTATTGTGGAGATTTTGAATGGTCATTTGTAACAAAAAAAGAAATGATGGAATTTTTAAACAAATATATGGACTGCATGGTAAAGGGCGTTGAAGCTGACTACGGATATTACAACAGTCTTCAATTAAAAATAACAAAAGGAGTAAAGTAATGAAAACATATAATGTAATTAAAGTAACAAATGGATATCAAGTTGTTTGGAGTCATTGTTTTGAGTTCATTAAAACCGGATTCACGGCTTATCAAAATTATGTAGATAATGGATTTTTCAAAAAAAAGCAAGACGCTGAAAATTATGCAAATGAGTTGTCACATTTTGGCGAAAATTAAAAAATCTTTTTAAACAAGGAGGGAAATAGTGAAAAATAATCGAGAAACTTGGTTGAATCAAATGGCTCGTGAGTTGAAAACAAGACTGTTTAAACGGGCTGGATACAACCTTAATTTAAGAGCTGTTAAAATTAGTTGTGGATTTCCAAGCACCGGATGGAAGGGAAAAAGAATTGGGGAATGTCATTCCACTCACAATAATGGATATAATGAAATTTTTATCCATCCAAATCTAAGTGACAGCGTAAGAGTTGCCGGAGTCTTAGCCCATGAGCTTGTTCATGCCTTTGATGACTGTAAATCGGGTCATGGCGCACCTTTTAGAAAACTTGCGACTGCAATAGGCTTGGAAGGTAAAATGACCGCTACAACCGAATCTGAAGCTTTTGTCAAAATTGCAAAAAAGATCATAACTAAGATCGGAAAATATCCACACAAAAAAATGACCTGCAATAAAAATCGCAAAAAACAAACGACCAGAATGGTCAAAGTCGTTTGCAACCATTGCAATATTTACCATGTTAGAATGTCCAGAACGATGTTTTACTTAGCTCCGCCGGTTTGTGGATATTGCACGGCAAACACAAACAAATCACCATTTGAATTAAAAATGAACATTGATGGCGAAAAAGATTTAATCAAAGAAAGAGAGGTTGCATGAAATAAAACCTTACAGAATAGACTCCGCAAAAGCCCTGATTTTTATCAGGGCTTTTTTTATTTACTATTTACTTGCATTGCATTGTTATATGTATTAGATTTGTTATAGTTATGATAAACAAATACAAACAACAGAGGTTAAAATGAACATAATAGAAAATGTTATTGAAAGAGTTGAGGCTTACAGGAAAACAAATCAGAATCCTTGTAAAAACTACGCAACTAAAAAAAGTGCTGAAAAAGCAACTAAAAAAATGGCTGAGATAATGGGTGTTCGTTTTGATACTAAGCCTGCAAGATATATTGTAATCTATAATGAGGCGTGGGGTAGATGGATAGGTGCAATAGATATGAGCGAAATGCTTTCTCGTAAAAACACGAGAGGCGATAGCGGTTTCACTACAGGTTTTTATAGTTATTAAAATAAAATGACAAAATTACAAAAAATAGAAAATAAGATATTTGATGCAAGAGATAAAAAATTTCAAGACCAAAGGAATTGGGATTTTGGTAGATGGGTTTGCACTAAGTACATGACTAATTTACAAACGCAATGGGAAAAAGCCGTTGAAGAACAGGAAGAAAAAACAGGCGTCATAGTTAATTATAATTTTGGCGATTTAATTTGTTAATAAAACAAGA